TTGTCGATTGGCCACTCTAATAGATCGCTTTATATTATCGGAAGTTGTCTGAGCTAAACTGGCAAAAACTACTACAGCAGATGGAAACGGAGCTGGCCCTTTACCTCCAAATTTCAATCTCCCTTTTATAAGTCTTATTTCAGATGCCTCCATACAATACTTATGCCAATACTTCGTATCAGTTCTTGCTGGAATTAAACAAACTACTGTTGTATTTGGTTTACAACTTTCCCTATATGCTTTCTTGATCCAATCTTTTATTTCTCTTCCATACGGAGGATTCATAAATACTGTATGGCCTTCCCATGACTGGGTTAGTCCATCATCTTCCTTAGTAAAGAAAACCTCGCATTTCGCCGTTTCCTTTGTACAACACGGATCTAATGTAAACCGATATTCTTTATTTAATTGTTCATAAAACTCCTGGGGAGTAGCCCACTCGTTTGTGGCTGAACTGAATAGTCCTTTTAATTCACCTTCTGTTAAGCTCATTATGCTTTATTGGTGTGGTGTATATATACTTATATCTCCTCATAAGTTACTACTTTCTTTACTAAGATCAATGGTTCTTCACACTCATCGCAAGTAAACACATAGTCGTCATCAACTGTAAAGTAATCATTACGGTTTGCTGAATAGCTAGCTCCACATTCATTAGGACACATCATCATTGTATTGTATTCACCATCATTCATAGGATCTGATAAGTCTGCTTTACGTGTCATGCAAAATAATCCCACTTTGTATAGTTAAGTTTTCGCTTGTGATCCTCATGGATCGCTAACTCGCACATCCATAACGCCATCACAGCATCAGGAGTGTGACCCTCAAGCCTTCCATTCTTTCCGTAAATCAATCGACTTAATCCATCTACTAATTTACGTGTTCCTGGTCTACTGTTTTCATTTGCCTCCTTATTCCAAGGTATTGTGTATTTCTCTTGTTCCATCTTAAGTGCAATTAATGGGATCCCCACATCGTGCCTGTGTTTCTCTCTTCCTGTATTGTGTCCCACCACTGGAAGTCCTGCTAGATCTGCAGCCGCATGTACGACAAGCCTCTGATAACCATTCGACTCTACCATTATCTTTGTAGGATTAAACCTGTTTGCTAACTCTTTCATACTAACAACCTGAGCCTCTAACCAACCCTGACCCTTAGCATATATCTTTCCTGACCATGAATACAATACCCTGCGCTCTTGTGTCGGTTTGTGAAACCCAATTATCACATAAGCTGTCTCGTCATTCTTACTATCCATACCTACTGCAAGATCAACACCCATGTAAGTGTCCCATTCTTCATCAGAAGGAGCTGGTGCCATCGCCATTCCTTTGTCTAAACATTTGTTAAGTATTTCATAAGGTATTACTGCACTTTCTGGATCTAATGGATTCAACATATACTCAGACTCGAAAGCTCTGCTTCCCATTGTCTCTTTTTCATCCATCAACCTTTCGTATGACCAATACTCAGGCCAACGTGGAGTCTCATCTTCTAATAATGCAGGATGCCTTACTGTGTCCCACATCTTATTCTGCTCTACCCATTCTGTAGCATCACCTACTCTCTTCTGAGTTCCTATCAACAGCATCTTAGCATCAGGAAGTCTCATCGGCATCACAACTCTACGAATGTAATGTATAACCTTCTCGTCAGTCAAATTTGGAAACTCCTGGAGTACATCATCCAGGATAATCATGTGAACGTGCGGCCCTTCCAGTGCTTTCCCAATACTTGCAGCATGAACTCTACTTCCATTATTGAAATACTTAGCCCCCTTACGCCATACCGATTTCCTATCTTCGGTTGATCTAACATAGCCTTCAAGCCTCCATGACCGTTTACACAATTCTTCAAACTGTTCAAGTTTGTCCCATGCCTGTTCCAATGTAGCAGATATATACAATGCTCTAAAATTCTTAAACGTAGCCATGTGGTATGCTAGGACTGCTAAGCTCCAGCTAGTTTTTAAATGACCCCTAGCACACATTATTGCAGTATGGGTTCCTTTATTAAACAATTCTTCCCATTCTCTATGCATATCCCCTAATGGAACAAAGTCTGTAGGTTCTTGAGCCATATAACTTTGTAATATAGATTCTGCAAACTCACCCATAGACAATGGCTTTTCTGCAGCAAGATCAAGAGCATTAGCAACTAACTTAGTAATATCCTTGTTGTCCGCTTTATACATAATTGAATATACTCTCGCTTTCTACTTTACATCTCTTACGGGCTAATTTAAGATATTCCTCATTTAGATCAATACCAATACTCTCTCTACCTAACCTCGACGCAACCGCACAAGTAGTTCCAGATCCTACAAAGGGATCCAACACTAAACAAGGCGTGTTTACACCTTCACAATTACACCCTGGTTTCCATCCTTTGTAAATTACTTCTCTCATAGATTCTAAAGTTCTTCTTTTAACGTCACTAGGATTTTCTGCTTTAGCTGACGCATAATCTTTCTTGCCTTGCCCCTTGTAATCCTCTGAACTAACTTTTTCTCCTTCCTCTATAAGTCGGTTATATGGAGTTCCACATTCTAAACAAGATCCCCCTTCTGACGTTCCTGCCTTAATGCAAATCTCTGGAATCTCCTCTGGAAACGTAGCAAAGTGAGCTCCTGGATATGATCTTGTAACTATCTCCCATACTGTCCTCTTATTGCGACCCCCTCCTAGGTTTTCTTTAAACTTCTCTAACGTACCTCGTATTGAATTAGTGTTATTAGGATGTACTGACACTTTACCATAGTCCTTGTCTCCTCCTGTCTGACTATCAAATGTCACTTGATTTATGCGCTCTATTGATGATTCACTATAAGGCTCTTTTATTGCTTCATGATCGTAATAATATTTAGCAGACTTTGTAAGTAAAAATACATACTCATGACTTTTTGTTAATCTGTCTTTTACTGGCTCAGGCATCGGATTTGGTTTACTCCAGATTATATCTGATCTTAACCACCAACCATCTGCCTGTAATGCTAATGCAACACGCCAAGGCATACCTACTAACTGTTTGTCTAAAAACCCATCGCCTAAATTTAACCAAACTGTCCCGTCTTTTCTAAGAACTCGTTTTACTTCTCTAAATACATCAACCATATTACCAACATACTCTTCAGGCGTTTCTTCTAATCCTAGTTGTCCTTTAGATCCGTAATCCCTAAGCCCCCAATAAGGTGGCGAAGTTACAACACACTGGACACTCTCAGACTCCAGCCCCTTCAGGACTTCTCTTACATCACCGCTTAGCAGCTTGGGCCTTGTCATACGCCTCCTGATTTGTCCGCACTTCTAACATCTTTACATCTTCATCCTCATGATACAACCAATCTGCAATATCATACAAACTCTCACTTTCGTACACTACGACTCCTTCTCTGACAATACGGATCACAGTAACATCTTCTCCGTAAAAGGAACTGCATTAGCATCTACAAACCTAACCTCTAACGGATAAAGAATCGCTTTCTTCTTTAAACTCTCCATGCCTTCCGTCTGATATACCTCGTAAACAACTCCTTCATCAGCATCAATCACATCAGCTCTTAATCCACTAGGCTCAAAGATCGCTTCAGTATAAAACTCATGACCCCATTCTTTTAATTTCATGCAGATCTCAAACTTCCTGCTTACATGTTCTACCGTTTCATTAGGGCTCCAACGTAACACATTCCTGTGTCGGTTTGACATCCTCAATAGTCTACTTACTTCATTTCTCTTTTGTTGTATATTCATTTATCATCCTTGCTACTTTGTATGCGACTTGGGGGACGACTGCGTTTCCAAGTCCTTTAAGTCTGTCCACCCTATTGGGAACCCCATTAGCCACTCGACCCACGTCGGGTTCAACTGCCCACTGGTTTTGGAAACTACCATTGACAAATTCAACTGTTTCCCTATTTCCTTTCTTCTTTGAATTGACGGATTTGATAGATTCCCTCGGTCTCTGTGATCTGATGCGTTTGGTGTCGGCCACATCTCTTGCATCGCCACTTCCGTATTCAGGTTCTTGCCGATCCTTCTGAACTGACTCGGACTTGCGTTGTTCTTGCTGTCGCTTACTGTCGGGGTTGGCCACATCGTCTCTACGTGGTTTACTGCGTCCTTCAGTTTTACTCCCCACCTTACTCCTTCCTTGTTCTTCCTGCTGAAACTTCCGTCCTTCAATTCTACGTTCTTCACTATCCCGCCTTCCGTGTCGCTTACTCTTGGACTCGGCCAATTTAGCGATGATGAAGATCCTTTGTCTTTTGTGTAACGCCCCAACGCCACCTGATCCTCCCGCTGGAAACATGTCCCAGACCGCATCATACCCGCCCTTGGCCAAGTCCCTGAGTACTCCTGCAAACGCCCGTCCAGAGTTTGCTGATAAGAGTCCTGGCACATTCTCAGCCACGACCCATCTTGGTCTAACTTCGCAAATGAGCCTGTAGAACTCGTCCCACAGCCACCTTTCATCATCAACTCCAACACGTTTTCCAGCCTGGCTGACTGGTTGGCAGGGGAAACCCCCACAGATAATATCGACTGACTCAAGCTCTGATCCTTTGACTTCGTAGATGTCTCCGTACTTCGGGACTCCTGGCCAATGCGTTTCAAGTACCTGTCTACAGTAGTCATCTACCTCAACCTGCCAAGAACATGTAAACCCTGCAAGATCCATCCCAAGATCAATGCCACCGATACCGCTAAACAAACTCCCGTAAGTAAGCTCACTCCTCACCTAAACTCCTAAAACATGCTTTACATGTTACTTCATGCCCTTTGTCACTTGCTATAATATCCATACTGCCCTTGTGACTCGATACATACCGACCACACAATGTCCACATTTCATGGAGATTACTATATTTATGTATTACTCTATTGTCGCCCACCAATCATATCTCCCATTATAGGTGTATAAACAAAATCTATCTTACATCTATAACAATCTTTCATAGGACGACCTTCCTTTTTCGCACTGTAAATAAAATGCGCTTTTTCTATATTGCGGTGCTCCTCCTCCCATCGCTCACCACAGGCATAACAATCAAATCTCCACTTCATTTCAAACACTCCACACACATACATAGATCTGAGTGCGGTTTCTTCTTCCGCTTCATCTCTTCTTTAGCAGCCAACCAACCCATCTTCATTCGTAAACCTCACCGCATGTTATACAACACATCTCAATAAGTTCCCCACCACAAGCAGGACAACCTTCCTCATCATATTCCATTATACTCATTGCTCACGCTCCGCACATGCATTGCATAACCACCAGGCATAAATTCCATTCTTATACTCCTTCTGCAAATGTACCATCCCATGCCCATGCACCACCTTGTGCTCATTGCAGTTCTGCCGTAAACCCATGTTGTTACACATGTTGCAAGTATAAACTGTCTCTTTGCTCATTTTTGTGCCGCCTTAAGACAATGCGCACACGTTATCAAGGCCGCCTTGCGGCCACGCATTTTTGCATACTCCTGATCCGTACACTCATAACCACATGCCGTAATATTAGGAATCTTACTAGCCGCATGTCGCTTATGCATCAAAGTCTCCTCCTCAAAGTTTCCTTATACGTATTAACACCTAACCAAAATCCCAATATAAAAAATGCAAAGATCAAACCTAACGCAAGTAAATTACTCATTCAACTCCTCCATCATGCACTTGATCATCGTAGATACCATGTGCAACCCTGCATCAAAAGATGCCAACTCCTTATCCTCGTAACCCATTATGTTCTCACGCCTGAAATGCTCAACGTGCTTCGTTAACTCGCTCAACTGGATCCGCCAAATATCCTCAGCCTTTGACATCTTCCTCCTCATAACGACCCATTACCCATTTATGCAAATCATCCAACGCACCATAATATCCAGTCAAAAATGCCTTCATCTCCGAATCTGTCATCGGAGCCCATACCTGGAGATCATGAACATCATCCTCTAATCCCGCCTTCTTGCGCTTCGCAAAATTCAAAACCTCAACCTTGCGAACCTTCGATTCCAGATCCTCACGTGTCCAAGTCCTACCATACTTCTTACCGTAATTCTGAGCCTCATCTACAGTCATTTACCAACCTTCCTAAACCTGTTCAAAATTTTAAGCAACTGAACCCTACGCTTCCAACCTTTGTTACGCAATCTCCCACTCAACGTAAATCTCCGCTTACTCCTTTCTTCCATTACTCTTCACCTCTCAGTAGCTTAATGTAGCGCAACAAAAAATTCTGCCGTAGCATGTTGTCCTCTATTGTATCATCAAGCGCTTTCTTAATACATTCCGTAACATGAACTATCAACTCTTCCTTCTCCTTCTCGTTCTCTACCCATTGCTCCTGCATCTTAGTCAACGTAGCAAACTCGTGCGCCCTTATATCCGCACCACTCTTACCTCGCATACGATCCAAGAACTCCTGGCGTACCTCCTCTACCTCACCTATCATATTCTTCATGTCAAGCTTGGCATCCTCCATAGTCTCAGTCATTACCTCATGCTCCAACGTGCTACGCTCCTCATCCCATCCATATTTCTTCACCCACCTATCTACAGTTGTGTGAGCCATAGGAGGATCGAAAGATCCGTGCTTGTTTACCTCCTTAGCTATCTCCCTAGTGTTCATGCCCTTCAAATACATCTTAAACGCACCCTGCCTATCACCCAATGTGTACTTCCTGTTCATCTTGCCCTTAGCCATTCCTCTTAGTCCTCTCTACATGCATCCATATCGCATCCCATATCTCTTCCGCATAAGTGCTCTCGTTCTTCTTGCAGATCTCATCTAACTCATCCCAAAGCTCATTCCTCGTATCATCCCTACCTGGTGTGATCAAGTATGACTTCGGCTTGCTCTTATTCTTCGCCCATGGCATAATTCTACAGTGGCTACCCGTATATATACACTTCTCATGCAACATCATGATCTTAAAAAAAAATAAAAATAACGAACCCCCTCGTAACGGATTTACCCACAATTTATAGATTACCTAAGTCCTGATCTTAACCCCACCCCTCGAACATGAAACCCCACCTCCAAAATTTAAACCAACTCACGCCCGAAAAGAATGATAATATATTGGTGCATAATGTCCTATAATTTAATCTTAAATGCTATAATTTGACTATCGAAAGTTCATATATACTAAGTCCTTTAGGAGATTATGAGTTCAAAGGAGAACAGGTGCACTCAACCTAATAATGAGAAAAAGAGAAATGAAGATATGATAAGGAAAGTTAACGAAAGTATAAATCCGTATGTTACTACTAGAGGTAATATTTTGGTAAGTGAATGTTGCGGTGCTGAAATGCTTTACAATATATCAGATAAATACGGTTTTAATATGTGGAACTTTTGCCCTCAATGTTTGGACTATTGTAATACTCTAGAAGTTGACATAACTTTTGACTCTGATAAGTATATGGAATTATTGAAGAATGATAATGAAAACCAACTTAATAAAATACAATATGCTGATGATAATGTGGTTTGTCCATATTGTGAAGATGGCAATGTTGACATAGCCGAAAATGTAGAACAAATGAGTGATAGTGTAATATGGTGTTGTCATGAATGTGTAGCCTTTTTCGAAATTGACGATAAAGGAAATATCGCAATAGAAGAAGGTTCCGAATTTGGCCAAAACAAAGAGGTAAAATAAATATGTCAGAAGAACACAAAAGTATAGAATGGAGAGAAGGCGATAATTGCCCACATTGTGAAGCTGAAGAAGAAACCGAATTTTACGAAAGTACTGATAATTATGGTGATTTAGTACGCCATGATTATGTATGTTCTGAATGTGAAAAGGTTTGGTATATTGAAACTGAATTTAAAGCTTGGAAGGTGATTAAATGAGGGATTATGAAATATTAGATTCTATAATGTCAGAGCTAGAAAACGGCTCTTATGATGGGCAAAATGACCTTTTACCGTGGCAATTTGACAGTGAAGAAATAACGCCACTAGAATGTTTAGTTCTAGTTAGGGCATGGCATCATATTGGTAAGGTTTGGAGTTTCGGATGCTCTCATAATGAATGTGTTAAATGTGGTTATACCTACATTGTAGAATATCAAAAGGTAATCTATAGAA